CAAAAAACACAAACCCAGTTCCACCTGCGCCACCATTCCATCCACCGCCACCACGTCCTGTTTCAGGAGAATGTGTTGCGTCAGCACCATAACCACCACGTACACCGTTACTTCCTGAAGAACCAGCAATAAATTTACCTGCACCTCCACCACCATAAGCCCATTCACGAGCAGTGCCATCAATACCAGTCCAAGTTAATGTACGTGCTGGACCACCATTACCACCTACTGCTCCATATGGATACCCACCAGTTAAATAAGCGTTTGTTCCTGCGCCTGAAGCACCACCACCACCACCAGTTGCGGCAGCATTGCTACCGCTTGTGCCACCAAAGAAATCTATGTAGTTAGCGTAAGTTCCACCACTCCAACCATCTCCCGAAGTTCCACCATTTTGGTTTTCAAGTAGCCCTTGAGGTGGTCCTTCTTGACCAGCATTAGCAGTTTCAGTATGAACAGTGGTGCTTTGACCGCCACCACCAACAATTACAGTAATGGGAGAGTTGTTTGAGAAAGATACAGAGTTAATTAAACGGCCTTGCCCGCTTCCTCCGCCACCTAAATTTGTGTTATCTCCACTTGTGGGTGTACTTCTTCCGCCACCACCAATAAGAACAACATTGTAAATTGTGTTGATAGGAGCACCTGATGTAGCAGGTGGTGTCCACACTGAGCCAGATGGGGTTGCTGTTAGATATTCAAATAAAAATCTATATGTTTTAAAAGATAAAACAGAACCTTGTGCCGTGGCACTTTGTGCTACATGTGTTTGCTGTGAGCCATATACAAACCCAGTAGGCGTTGTTGCACGAATGCGATAGTAGTAAGTTGCACCTGGTGTAAGTCCAGTAATAGAAGCAGAAACTGATTGGCTGACAGCCTCATTTACAGTTCCAGCGGACACTGTATTGGGATAAACACCACTGGAAGTACCCCATTGAAAAACAACTGTTGTAAAGGTTGTTGAGGTAACTGTGCCAGTTAATAAGGCTGTTGCAGTAGTTGTAGTGCCTACTGCTCTAAAATAGTGTGTTGTATCTGTAGGCAAGCCCGTTAGAGATGCTGACAACGTAGCAGTAGTTGGGTTAGACGTTGTTCCCCACAAATAGGAAAGAGTTCCAGAACTAGTGGAACCATTCATAGTTCCTGAGTTCTGGTTGAAGTTTGAAGCAGCGTTGGTTACAACAGTTGGAGCAGGCGTGTTGCTACTAGCCGCCCCCGTTACAACGATAGGGGCGGGTCGTGAAGCAGATGCAACAACGCCCGAGATTATCATGCTGAGGTCAAGTCTCCAAAGAGAAGCCAAGTTCCGTCAGTACGCTTCATAAGAGAAGCAGTAGACCACTGGTCACGCAACTTGTAACCCAATGATGAGTAAACGGTAACGTAAGAACCACCAGTGGCAACAACTACAGCAGATGCTTCAGCACTTGTCTTTACAAGAGTAATAGTTGAACCTACGGGGTAATCAGCATTAGATGCCGTAGTAATGCGAATGTTGCAAGCACCAGAGTATTCAATAACATTATTGATGTCTGTAACAGACAAAGTGTCTGTGGAACTAGCAGTGCTTCTGATTGATGGGTGATAGTGCTCTGCTAAGTTTTCGTAAGAAGATGCACCAGTTTTTACCCATATCTGGGATTGCCCAGTAATTGTAGATGTAGTTGTATTGACGTATAAGTCACCAACGTTGCCACCAGTAGATGGTGCTGTTGATGTTGTACGCATTAAATTACTTGGAGTAATTATTCTTTTATCAATAACCTGAGAGGATGCAACAGTGCTTGAAGTACCACTTGTTCGGTACACAGCAGCAAGGATTACGTCTCCTACTGTAATTACAGGAAACACAGGGTTAGAGTTTGCGGTGCCTGTGCGTACTGCAAGAGCACCTGAAGAGTCAACAACAATTAAATCAAAACGTGGACCTGCTGAACTTCCTGTTCCTACAGAAAGGGTAAGGTTTGCACTAACTGATTTATATACACCATCAGTTATGATTTCTCCAGCAGTTACTGCAACTGTTTGGTCAGGAGTTCCTTGAGCGGTTACAACGCACCCAGAAATGATTCCTGTTTTGCGGTCACCTAGGGCTGTGAAATCTACACTGTCAGGCTCTGATTGGTCAATTACTGAGGCATCAGGAGCGTTAGGAATATAGAAGCCCATTAGTTACCTCAGAGAGTGTCGTAGATGTTCCCGTGTTTCTTTAAGTGTTCAAAAAGGTCAACGGGAATGTTGAAAGTCTTTCCGTCTTCAAAGTTGAATTGCTTTGCACCAGCGGCTGGAACAGGGGTAGCAACAGTCTCTTCAACCTCGGAAACGGGTTCAGCGAATGTGTTGGAATTGCGGTTAGTAGCCATTTTGGAATTATCCTTTACTTTTTGTTTTATAAGTACCTTTGGTGAGGGTACTAGGCTTACGCCGTTCCCCCCACCTCAGAGTTCTTTTTGAAGTGGAGTCTCCTAATTAGGAGATTGCGCCACCCTTGGTGTTGATGAGTACACGAGACTCGTGAGTGATTACACCGAAGCCCCAGATTGCGTACCAAGCGAGACCATGCTCACGACCAAAGTCAATGACACCACCGTCACGGAGTTCTACTGGCAATGCAATAGCCTGTCCGAAAGCGTTGTCACCAATCATCATTGCTGAGTATGAAGATGCAGTTGGGTCGGTGTTCAGACCAGCCGAACCGCTCAAGTCAACAACGTCAGTTCCAGCGGTTTGACCCTTAAGAACCTGAGTGGTTTCAATGAATACAACGTCGTACAAGCGACCAATTTCACCAAGCATGAAGTTACCAGGAGCGGCATACTTCGTTACTTCAATGAATTCAGGCCAGTCACGAAGTGCACGTGCTTGAGCAGGGTGTACGAAACATACATAGGTATCGCCCAAACGAGGGATGTTCTGGTTAGCAAGAACTTCAACTGCGTCTTTAACAGCAGCAGGAGAGAGCCAACCTGGAGCAGAAGCAGAACCGAGGGTACCTGCATCGTATGGCGAGATTGAACCACGGGCAGCAGCAGGGCTACGACCAAAGACTACGTTTGGAGCAACAGCAGCGCCGCCACCAAATGGAACGCCTGGTGCGTAAAGTGTGTTGCGAGCCTGTGCGTCCATTGACTGTGCCATGTGACGACCAAGAAGGCGAGAAGATGAAGCCATAACGTCATCAAATGATGCGTTAAGCAACAATTCAGTTACAGCAACAGACTTACCCTGTTCCTTAACTGTGATTTGAATCTGGCTTGCAGACAGAGCAACTGGCTCCATACGAACGCCTTCAACCAATTCGGCACCAACAGCGTCGTCAACCGTAAGGTTGTTGTAACGCATGAAGTTGATGGTAAGACCTGGCATAACGCCAAGTTCTGTCTTCTTGACAGCGAATTGCTCAAAGCGAAGTACAGGCATTGCCTGGAACAAGATTTCCTTGGACCAGATTGTCTGAATTGCGGGACTGAGTGTGGTGTCACTTGAGTAGCCTGTGGTCGTAATTGAACCGAGACCAGCACCTGTGATTGCACCACCTTGGGGGGCGGGAAGGGCCATTGGATTTCTCCTCCAGTAGTTGGGTTATTTTGGGGTTTTAATACCTGCCCCTGGTGGGGCGGGCATTCATGAGCCGTTCACGCATCTGTGCATACTTTTCCATTGGCATATTGCGGATGTCCTCCGCTGTCAACGTTTGATACTCCGTTTGGGTGTCCATTGGCCCAATAGGGGGTGACGTAGGTGTTACCCCCCGCAAACGACCCTGCTGTTGCTGAGTCGCTTGTTGGATTGATTCAATAATAGCATTACTTCTCTCACGAAGTACGGCAATTGAATTTTCAATCTCGTCCGCACTGTTTCCTGCTACAAGGTCAATCAGTTCGGGAATAATGTTTTCTTGCTCTTCTTGAATGCGGCGCTGGCGATGAGCGTTAATTGCCTGCATTTCACGTTCTTTTTCAAGGAGTGCTTCTTGAGCGGCACGCTGACGTTCAATGTCGTCAAAGCGTGCTTTATAGTCACTTTCAATCTGGCTTAACTTAGAGTTAAATTCGTCCTCACGCTTAAGCAGTAGTTCTTTAGCAGAAAGTTCAGCAGTCTCACGCTCACGAATCAACTCTTGTTCTTGCTTTGCTCGCCCGTCTGCTTCTGCACGAGCGGCTTCACGCTCTGCGGCGATGATAGACATTTGCTCTTCCATGCTTTTTACACGGGTATCTGCTTCTTCAAGACGCTTGTACATCTTGTCTTTTTCCTGCTTACGGATGCTCTCAACGTCATCCTCGGTAAAGACTTTTCCTGTTGTCTTTGCCATTGCATCTTCAATGAACTGTTCTACAATCGGAGCGTCTGTAGGAACAATGATGATGTCCCCTTCTGGGACATTTGGGTTCTTTGCCATAGTATTTACCTCACTAGTTTGGCTAATTGGAACTGATTTAGTGTAACTTTTTTAATTATCTTCGTCTGGGTTTCTACGTTGAGCAAAACGCCCACCATAGGCCCGTGATACCAGTTTGTTAATTAACTCCCCTTCCATTGGAGCCGCAGCACCAATGCCAGGAAGTGGTGCAGGATTACCTCCTGCACTAGATACATTACCATCTCCAGACGGCGCTGGCTGAGAGGTCCCATCAGGACCTGGCAACATTCCCGTAGCAAGCATGATGGCTTGTTGAATTTGAGCACGCATCATGTCCAAGGCACCTTGGTCAATAGCGTCGTCTTGCAACTCTTCAAAGATTTCACTGAGTTTCTCTCGTGGGAATTCTTCCCCAAGGATACGCAAAGCACCTTCTTTTGATTCCAAACCAAGAGCCAATTTAGACTGAACTTCATTGAGTTTGATAAGAACATCTACGGGAAGAGGCTCAGGCCAGTGGACTGTTGTTTTGTAGATAAGAGGGTCAGAAGGGTCTAACTGAGTCGCCTGGTCCTTCTCTGGTTGCTCTGCACGACTTGGGTCATACGTAAGCATATATGGTTCAAAGATTGCCGCTGTACGAATAATTAGTTCGTTAACACGCTCAAGACCCTTAGTAAAGTGAACCTTTTTCATCATGAAACGGTTCATCATTGGCTGATACTGAATAGCCAAAGCAACACCTGATGTGTTGGAAATAGGTTGCATTTGACCAAGTGCTGTCTCAGGTACACCCGTAATCTCGTGCATTGTGCGCTTAATTACTTGGATGTATTCCAAAGCGCCAGACATCTCACCACGAGATTCAAGGTTGAAAACGCTTGCATCTTTAGGAAGACCAGCCCAAACCTTCTTAGGTCCACGCTCTAACTGAGAAGCCTTAGCACCCGTGATGATTGTCACAGGAGCAGCGTGGTAGTTAATAATGTCAGAAACTTCCAACATCTTTTCATTAAGTTCACGGTTAAGAGGGATGATGTCCCAGATGTCAGACTGACCCCAAGGGGAAGATGAAATCGTTGTATTTGGAATGTGCACAATTGGAATTGTTCCAATGGCATTAGGGTATTCGTCAATGAGTTCATCGTTGACAAACTGTTGCACCATGTCATCTGAGATGATTTCAGTAAAGGTGTATACCTGACGAGTTCCTTCAGGAGCAGTACCCCAAAAGCGATACTTCAATTTAAAACGAACCAATCGGTCACGGTCATGAGGGTGGTACTCAGGGAAACAATGAGCAGGGTTTAAAGGAATAATGCGAATACGACCTGCGTGGAAAATTCCAATAGTGTCGGTATACGGCTCTTCGTATGCAACTTTGACAAAACAGTCACCAGTAACAGACGCTAGTTGTCCCATTTCCCAAAGAACATAATGCTTTGAGTTGTGGTTATCCCACACTTCATGAAGCAACTGTGGAATGATTGCTTCATTCTGCTCTGGTACTTGGAATTGAATACCTTTACCAAAACAAAAGTTAGTGATGTAATCCGACATGGTACGAACGTAGTTCATGTAGAACTGAGATTCGCCCATCTCACGGCGATATGACCAGTGGTGACCAAGGTACCAAGCCCATGCCGCAGAATAGCGGTTTAGACGTGGACCATGAACTTCAAACTCTTCGTCTGCAAGTTCCACCAATCCAAGTGGTGAAATAGCAACCGTAAGGTCGCTAGAGGATGCTCTATAAGATGGGGACCAAAAATCAACTGCCATGTTGCATACACCTTACCATCATTAAATGGTAATTATTTGAATTAGGCTTTTGGAGCAGCAGGCTTCTTAGCGGCTGCTTTCTTTGCTGGTGCTTTTTTCTCTTCAACAGCGGCAGTTACTTCTTCAACAATTCCAGGAAGTTCAACTGAAGCCTTGGCAAGAAAGTTTGCCGTGCCTTTGTCGCCAATCATGGTGCTTGCATAGGCAAGACCTGTAATGACAAGAGGCATGATTGCGGCTTGTGCGCCAGCATCAATGTTTGCCTTAGCAAGGAAGTATGAAAGTGCGCCAACAACTGCGCCTTTGAGTGTTTGGTCAGCAACTTGCTGGTTCTTGGTAGCCATGAAAGTCTCCTAATAGAAGGGTCTTATCAATGATACTACGTTTAACGGTGCAAGTAGTTAATCTTTTTAACCATGCCCATTGGAATCATTATCCCATTTCCACCATGAGTGTCGTTTACAAGGGAAACAATTTTAACTGAATGGGCATCTTTAGAAAACAAGTAGCCCACAGATAGAGAAGGGGCAGGCTTAGACTTCTGTATTTCTTCATGACCAAACCAACCACTGTCAATGTCAGAAGCATCTAACCAAAGAACTTCAACAAGTGGAGGGGATTTGGGGTCTTTCTTGCCAAATACAGCATCTACCAGTTTTTTGAAGTCAGGAAGGTCAGCCATGGGGTCTATTCTACACCCAGTAACTTGCCTCTATAGAACATGGTTCCATCATGGATTGGAAGCATTTCAGGGTGAAAAGCCCCATCATCTTCTTGATAATGAATAATCCCAAGCCCTTGTTGCCAATCCTCTACACAAGTGATTGGGCGACCATCAAGGTCCATACCACCCTTGGTAGATGGCACCATACCGTCTACACGGGCTAGACAGCCAAAGGAGATAGCCGCAATGGTCTTTGGACCATCCCAGTCGCTACGGGTGCGCTCAGCCCACTCACGGCGGTGGATATGACCATAGACCACACTGGACTTCTCAGTACCTAAATACTTGTGGGCAGTAGACCCACCTGAAGCCACTTTAGTTCCGTGAATAATCTTAATGCGATTATTTAGCCAAAATTGACTAGCAGGGTATCCTGCAAAGTATTCCACTCCAAAGTCCTCAAAACGGCATAGGAAGGGGATAGAGAGCACTGGGAAGGAGTCAGGGGTGTTACCCTGCTTCAAACCAAATGCCGCTTTTGCATTGTCAATGATGTAGTTGGTAAGACGAATCTCGTGGTTACCTTCCATCCAAATAATGCGGGCGTAAGGAGCCGCATCTCTAAGTTGTGCACAAAGGGTTGTAAGGTAGTCAATTGTTGCTTGAGTGGTCAACGAAAACGCAGGACTCAAACGGTATTTTGACATTTCAGGAAGGTCAGCATTATCACCATTGAGTGCAATGATGTCTGGCTTTTCTGCTTTGATAACCGCAAGGGCGTAATCCATAGCAACAGGGTCATGTGTACTTACCAATTCGCCATTGGCATCACGGAAGAACCCTGCTTGGATGTCAGGAAGAACAACGCATTTCTTCCAATTAGACACTGATTGCTTGACAGTAACTTTGGGCAACTTGATAGAAGGACCTTGATTAACAGGGTTCCATTCAGGACCTTCTGCCCATTTAGGTGAGAACTGAATAGCCGCAAGGTCATGAATCTGTGCTTCGCCCTCTTGGTCTTTTGTCAATGATTGGTACAGCGATACACGCTTTACAGAACCAATTTCATTAATATCAATGTTCTGTCGGTCAAGTATTTCAACTAAACGACCAAGTGCTTGTGCTTTGGACTCAGGTGGGGTAGACAATTTATTAACCAATTCGCTCACAAGAACACTCCTTGTTTACGTGCCGTTGTACTGTGCTTACACTTACGTCATGACCAAAAGAACGAAGAACTTTGGCAAGCCACGATGCGCTGTACTTCTTTGCTTTTCCTAGACCTGCATCTAGTCGGATTCCGTCTATTGCTTTGTCAAGAGCATCTTGCTCTTCAATAGATAGGACTTTGTGAACTTGCATAAATTTGCAAGAAAGTTGAATTGTTGTGTCTTTTGGACTTTTCAACGCATCAATCAGAGAGTTATCTGACATGTATTCCTCTAGTGCTAAACGTGTGTTACCACGAACCTTTGCACAAAGGATACCACCATCTTGTTCAGAATGTCAAGAAGTTACTTCGTCAAATGCCAATCAATGTGGTCGTCTAAACGCTCTCCAACTTTATCTACGCTTTTCTGAACTTTATTTAATTTTAGTATTACTGCCCCATGGTCAGCGTCG